CGCGGAGGAGCGGTTGACGTTCGAAATTGGGACGCATGTCGACCCGGAGCAGGACGCGCTGGACGACGTGGCCTACCAAGAGAGCCTGTGAGGTGACGAGCTGGTGACGCTGGACGGCGCCTCGTCGACCGCCTCCGCCGCCCTCGTCGACGTCGCCCGAAGCCTCCGCCATCCACAGGCGCCTGTGGATAACTACAGTGAGTGGCGAGCCGCAGGGTGAGCTATCACGCTACGTAGCCGACTGCATGCCAGATTGGCCAAAAGGACAGACTAGATCCTTATTTTCACTTCTTACTACGCGCGTTAGAGAGAAATGAAAATAGGGGTCTAGTTTGGATTTTTGGCCAGACTGTCCGCGAGGGGGGGAGGCGGAGATCTTTTTGGTAACGGTGTGATAACGCCGCATCACATATCGCGATTTGCGCCCCATAACAGAGGTAGAGGGAGGAACAGCGACGCCGGCGAATGGCGCGGCGTCCTCTCCCTCCGACGGCCGGCAGCGCTCCCGTGCTCCCGCACTCTCCTCCGGTAGAGCGCGGTTGAGCGCTCCGGCCGTTCAAACTTCCCGCTCCGTGTGAGTCCTCGTATGCGTCGGGGCGGGATGAACCACCCTGACGCGGGCAACTGCGTCAGGCCGACGTCATGCACTCCGGGAACTCCCGAAGCGAGCCTCTGACGTTTTTGGGTACGGCCGCGTGGTGACCTGGGGCAGACCGGGAGCCGTGCGGTGGGATTCGTCAGGGCCTGCGACATGGCGCCCTGGCTGACCGTGGGTCGGTGGGGACGCCACGGCAACGGTAAGGGGCTGCTGCGGCAGGAAAATCCTCCTCCCCCAGAATCGTCGTTGCCTTGCGCGACCGGGTTACCCGGGGAAGGCGAAGGAGTGGCACGACGACACGGTCCCGTAGCTCAGTCTGGATAGAGCGCCGTACTACGGATGCGGAGGGCGGAGGTTCAAATCCTCCTGGGACCACTTCGGCAGCTAGATCAATGGCGGGCCCGGCAACGGGAACGTACAGCTACGCATCTCGTCGCAGGGTTGACCTAGGCACTCGCCTGCGGGATTGACTGCTAGTGGTGAGATCACCGGGCAATGGTCCGGAGACGGAGGTTCGATTCCTTCGCTGCCGACGACACCGGGGTATGGCGCAGCTTGGTAGCGCGTCCGCTTTGGGAGCGGAAGGCCGTCAGTTCAAATCTGACTACCCCGACCACAGACCAACCACTGAGCGGCCCCCGCTCGTGCCGCTCCCAACCCTGGAGTCGCACATGCCGGTAGAGGTAGCCAGTACGCAAGACACTGACGCGCTAGCCACTCGCGCGAAGGCACTGGAGGACGCTGTAACGGCGCTCCAGGCCGCTCCTGCGCCCCCATCGACCGCAGACCCCACCATCGTCCGTCCGGAGGCTTACGGAGCCGTCCACGGGGAGGACGCCACGAAGGCGTTCCAGGCGATGTTCGCTGACGTCAACAAGCGTCTCACCGCAGACAAGGGCGGAAGCGTCCCGGTAGCCACCGTGACCGTGCTCCTGTCTGACGTCTACACGGTGTCAGACACGATCCTCCTGCCAGCCGCTGGTCGCGCGCAGGGGCTGACGATCCGCGGTATCGGGAAGCGGTCCAGCGAGATTGTCATGACGGCCGCTAAGCCTCTGCTGATCAACGCTGATCGCTGGATGGGCGTCACGTGGGAGAACGTCAGCTTCCGCTCCACCAACAAGGCTGCGTCGTACCTCCTGTCGACGTCCACGGGCGCCTGCCAGGACTGGACATGGACGCGCTGTGAGTGGCGCGGAACGTGGGCATACGGCATCGGACTTGACGGTCCCGTGACGTCGAACTGCAACAGCGAATTCGTGTTCGACCGCTGCACCGTGACCGGCTCCTACGAGACGGCGTGGTTCTGGTCGGGGATGAGCCCGAAGTTCCCGCAACAGGATCAGTTCCTGAACTACAGCTTCCGTGACTGCAAGATGGAGCCCACGTGCGGCGACGTCCTCCGCTTCGACAAGGGCGGCTCGATCGTCGTCAGTGGCGGCTCATGGATCTTCACCGGCAAGCGACCCGACGGTAAGCCGTCGCGGTTCTTCAACTTCCCCGCCGGCTCGCACTTCGACTCCGTGCAGAACCTCACGGTGACCGGAGTCCGCTTCGAGCCGCGGGATGCGGCGAACATGGTGATCGACTCTGCCTGGAAGGGCATGATCCAGTTCATCGGCTGCATGGACGACGCCTGGTCGTTCCAGGGCTTCTCCGCGGCACCGACGTTTGCCCCGCACCGCTATATCAACCCCGGCGGAGTTCGATACCAAGGCTGCTCCCTGACGGGGCGACACGCCTACGTCCAGGATGCCGTACCGAGCCGCCAGAGCATCGTCTACGACCAGTGCGGGCGGACGGTGGCAGCGAACCGCACAGCCGCTACGTTCCTGAGTATCACGGGGGCGCAGGCGAAGGCAGTCAAGATCGTCCATCGCGACGACCGTGACGGCATCAAGTAGCCCACAGACCGGCCCCACTGACGGAGGACGACAACTCACCTGTCAGTGGGGCTGAGCTATTTCAGGAGGTCGCATGGCCCGCATGCTCGGTGCGGCAGGGTTTGCCGGCTCCGGATGTTCTCCACGCTGTCGACGCTCCCACAATCCGCGACCGAAGCACCGCGTAGGCGCCATGCGCCGGATTGAACGCGCAGCCTGGCGACGCGAGTGGGGCGAGGACGAGAACGCGCGTTACGGCCCCGTCCGCCTGAACGTCAGGACGACGCGAGGCCCGGATCCGCGTTGAACTTCCTCGCGCTGCTGGAGCTTCCATCCCGCAAGCTCGATGCGCGAGATGGCGACGTCGTGTTTCAGGATCCCCGCCGGCAGTGACTTCGTGTACACGGTCAGCCCTTTCTTGTACGCCATGAGCGCGTACCGATCCGGCTGGAGCGGCTTCGGCTCCAACGGTGTGCCGGCGATGTGCTTCCCGAAGAGCTTGAACTCCACGACTACCCCCGAATCTTGACGGCCTCCCCTGGCCGCGAATGAGCGACAGCGTAGAACACAAGCCTGACGGAGGTGGCGATATGGCGTGGAGCGGGTCGAACCGGCGGCAGACGCTGCCGAAGGGCTGGGAGCGCACGCGACGTCGCATCATCCGGCGTGACGGAGGCGTCTGTACGGCGCTCTACAGCGACGGCCGACGTTGCGAGCTGCCCGGCACCGACGTCGACCACATCGTCCCGCACTCGCTTGGCGGGTCGGAGGACGACGACAACTTGCAGCTTTTGTGCCGCTGGCATCACGCCCAAAAGTCCTCTTCGGAGGGCGGCACAGCAGCCGCAGGAGCCCGCGTAAGCGTCCACCGTCCGAAGCCCACACACCCCGCCCTGGAGGACGGATGAGCGTCGCCGGCGCGCGAGTGGAGATCGTCGAATCGGGCCACGAGCCCGGAGCCCCGGTCATTCCGACGAACGTCCGTGTAAACGGCGTTGACGTTGGGCGTCTGGCGAAGGTTCCGAAGGTCGCGATGGGCGACGACGAGGTGACCACGGTGACGCTCGTTCTGATGCCCGCTTCGGTGGAGATCAAGGGCGACGACGTTCGCACGGACCGCAAGCCAATCGGCTTCGCAGCTGAGTAGCGCAACCCCATAGACATCCGCGGCTGATCCCCGCGGACAGAAGGGCCCTGACATCTCCCGGTGTTGGGGCCCTTCGCCATGCCCGGGAGCAGATATGGCCACCCCTCGCACCGTAGATCGATCCAAGCCCATCACTTGCCCCCAGTGCCAGGTGTCCTTCATGGCGCGCCCGAACGGGCCGCTACCCACGTACTGCACTGGTACGTGCAAAGCCCTTGCGTGTAGCACTCGTGCTGCGCAGGACGGCCGCATGGGGCAGTGGCAGGCTGCAGCTAAGGCGCGGCACATAGCGGCACTACTGGAGCGCGCACGCCAGTGCCCCACGTGTGACGTGGTGTTCCACCCTGGCCTGCGTACGCGCATGTACTGCACTGACACATGCTCCATGCGTGCGTACAACGCACGTCGTGAGGAGGATGGGCGCCTGGCTAGGTACCGGGCAGAGCGCCGGCAGATGGAGAGGGATCAGGCGGACCCGAGTGAGGTGTTCCGTGCCTCTGACGTCTACGAGTGCGACGGATGGAACTGTTGGCTGTGTGATGAGCCGATCAACCGCGAGGCTTCGTGGCCAGCTCCAGACAGCCCGAGTGTCGACCACGTGGTTGCCCTGGCGAAGGGCGGAGGCCACACGCTGAGCAACGTCAAGGCTGCTCATCTGCGCTGCAACCTGATCAAGGGCGACCGGCCGGCGGACGTGGCAGCGTGAGCTACCCCACCCGGGGCACCCCCACCGAGGGGTCTTCCGGGCCGTAAAGGTGCTGGTGTCGCCTGTCTGAATGACTCTGGGACTTCTAATGTAACGCTCATGCCGGCGCGGCTGGGAGGCCGTCAGGCGCCCGCACAGAGCCTCCTGGGGGCATCTGAGAGGCGCGGGAGGCGGTCTACCGTTACTCGCCGGCCATTGAACACATATGGATATCCCCAGCTCAAGGCTGGTATTACCGTTACATGCCCCGTAAGATGGAGCCCATGAACACACGAACCTGCGAGTGGTGCCCGGAGCATCTTGGAGCGCGACACTCGCACCGAGCACGCTTCTGCTCCACCCGTTGCCGTGTGGCTTCGCACCGCGCGGATAAGAAGCGCGTCTTCCCCGTAGAACTGACGACCTGCGACAGGTGGGTCCGACGAGCCGCGGACAAGCGACCGTTGACGACAACCGGCATGGCTGCCTCGTCGACGAACGCGCGCACGTGGAGCACCTACAAGAACGCCACGGAAGCCGTGGCCGGCGTCGGTCTGGGCTTCGTCCTCTCCGACGTCGATGACGTGGTCTGTCTGGACCTGGACCACTGCTTGAACCTGCTCACAGGGCGTCTTGCCCCGTGGGCCGCAGCCATTCTCCGCGACGCGGGCGCCACCTACGTAGAGGTGTCCCCGTCCGGCGATGGCCTGCACATCTGGGGCCGCGCTGACGTCCGACATGGACGGCGCATCCGACGCCCCGAGGGTACGGCCGTAGAGATCTATTCCACCGGCCGGTACATCACTATGACGGGACGCCGACATGGCTCTTCCCCGTCGATCCTCGCGGATATCTCCGCGGTGGTGACCAAGCTGACGCAGTAGCTCCCGGCATGGGCGGCAACTGCCGCTGATACCTGGAGGACTGATGGCCGGCAGAGGCAGGGCCCCAAAAGACCCATCCAAGCTGCGACGTCCGGGCTCGGTAGATCCGAGCACCGTGGTAGTTCCCGACGATGAGCTTCGCGGTCCGGAGTTGCCTACTGGCATTCTCCCCGACGACGCTGACTGGCACCCGCGAACGCTTCAGTGGTGGCAGACCTGGCGCGAGTCGCCGCAGGCACAGACCTTCATCGACACCGACTGGGATTTTCTCCTGGACACCGCGCTCCTTCACCACGTCATGTGGACGAAGGGCCGTTGGGAGTTCGCCTCTGAGGTACGCCTCCGGGCCGCCAAATATGGCGCCACGCCGGAGGACCGGGCCCGCCTGAAGCTGAAGGTCGATGACCCCATGGCAGGCCGTCATGCACCCGTACAGAGCGCCGGGAACGTCTCAGACATCACCAGTCGGCGAGCCCGACTCACAGGTTAGGAGACCGGATGCCGCGCGCTCTTGTGCGCGCCCCCGGTCACGACCGCTCCCGCTCTCTCGGGTGGATGGCGGTCGCATGGATGGAGTACTTCGTCGTACACGGCCCTGGCGACGTCCAGGGTGAGCCTGTACGGCATCGAGACGAATACACCGGCTTCGTTGTGGACTGCTACGCGGTCGATGACGACGAGGGCAAACTCCTCTACGACTCCGCGTTCTTCAGCCGCCCAAAGGGCTGCGACAAGTCCGGGCTGGGCGCGCGTATTGGCCTCTTCGAAGCCTTCGGGCCAGCCCGCTTCAACGGCTGGGCTGAAGGCGGTGAGGTCTACCGCGACCCGTGGGGGCTGGGCTTCGAGTACGTCTACGAGGCTGGCGAGCCCATGGGCCGCCCGGTCCGCGTCCCCTACCTCCGCATCATGGCGACGGAGGAAGGCCAGACCGGCAACGTCTACGACACCATCTACTTCAACCTGACCGACGAGGCGTCGCTACTCAGCAGCGTCCCGGGCGTGGACCCGGGCCTGACGAAGATCAACCTTCCCGACGGCGGAGAGATCACGCCGTCAACCGCATCGTCCTCCTCGAAGGACGGCGGTAAAGAGACGTGGGTTTGTTTCGACGAAACCCACCTCTACAACACTCCTGAGCTGCGCCGCATGTACGCGACGGTGACCCGTAACCTCCGCAAGAGGAAGCGTGGCGCGGGCACGTGGTACCTGGAGACGACGACCATGTTCGCCCCCGGGCAAGACAGCGTCGCAGAGCGCACCTATGAAGAGGCCGAAGCGATCCGTGAGGGTCGTAAAAAGCGTGGCCGTGCCAGGTTGATGTACGACCACCGTTACGGCGTTTGCAAGGATCTCAAGAACGAGGATGAACTCCGCGCCGCTCTCATGGACGCCTACGGCGACGCCATGGAGTGGATGGACATTGACACCCTCGTTGACGACTTCTACGACCTCCGTAACGACTCCGCCGACGGCAAGCGCTACTTCCTCAACTCCCGGACGTCCTCCTCCGACGCATGGATGAACCCCGACGCGTGGGAGCTGTGCCGACGAGCCGAAGAGATAGCGGCCGGCGAACTCGTCACGCTGGGCTTCGACGGATCCATCCGCGACGACGCTACGGCGCTCACAGCCTGCCGCGTCTCCGACGGACACCTTCAGTTGCTCGGTGTCTGGGAGAAGCCTGAAGGCCCCGAAGGCGAAGGCTGGCAGGTGGACCGCGAAGCCGTGGACGCTGCGGTCTCCCGCGCCTTCGATCGCTACGAGGTCTGCGGCTTCTACTGCGACCCGCCGCACTGGCAGGACTACGTGGACCGCTGGACCGCGGACTTCGGCGAGAACCTCTCCGTGCGCGCCACACAGGCCCGCCCGCTGGAGTGGTGGACCAACCGCCCAACGGCTATGGAGATGGCGCTGAATCGCTTCGTGGAGGCGACCGACGACAAGGCGCTCAGCTTCGCCGGCACCGAGAAAGGCGAAGATGCCTCGTTTTCCGCGCTGGGAGCCACGCTCTCTCGCCACGTACTGAACGCCAAGCGCCGCCCCATGGGCCGAAACCACATCGGCATCGGTAAGGAGCACGCCAAGAGTCCGAAGAAGATCGACGCCGCCATGTCCGCCGTACTCGCCTACGAGTGCCGCGCTGACGCCGTTGCTGCAGGAATCACGAAGCGTAAGAAGAAGTCTGGCCGCTTGGTCGCTTTCTAAGGAGGTTCGTAAGTGCCTATCGATGCAACGAGGGTGGAGTCTCCGGGATGGTGGCTTCAGCGCCTGGGCAAGAAATTGCTGGACGAGCGTGACGACTCGCGCCCCGACTGCGACGGAGAGGTGACGCCCGGTCTCGATACCCTGCGTCGCTACGCCGAAGGAAAGGCGCCCCTTCCATACGTCCCGGGCGTCGACCCGCGCGAAGTTGCTGCGTGGATGCACGACGCACGGACTAACTGGACGTCGCTCGTCATCGACTCCCCGACGGAGCGTATGGGCGTCGACGGCTTCCGCTTCGGAAAGGTCAAGGGCGGCAAGTCCGCCAAGGCTGCCGACGAGGACGCGAACAGGATTTGGCAAGAAAATGGGATGGATGCGGACTCTGACCTCGTCCACTACGGCGCACTCTCCCAGCGACGGGCTTTCGTCCTCGTGGAGAAGGGTGACGACGGCCGGCCTGTCCTGACGCACGAGACCCCCCGTCAGGTGGCTGTGGAGCATCTGCCGGGCAACCGTCGGAAGCTAGCCGCGGGCCTGAAGTTGTGGCGCGATGACTGGACTGGCGACACTCGCGCGACGCTGTGGACGCCGACAGAGGTCCATCAGTTCACCACCAAGTCACAGGCGCCGGTATTCTCCGGCAACGCCGCAACGCTCCGCGGCTGGGACGCCCTGGCGCTCCCGAGCACGGACGACAGCGTCGGCAAGAACACGCTGGGCATGGTTCCGCTCGTCCCCTTCGTCAACCGGCGCAACCGCAGACCGGAAGGCTTCGCGGAGCACGAAGACGTTCTTTCGATCCAGAACCGCATCAACCTCTCGCTGATCAACTTGATTGCAGCCATGAAGTACGGTGCGTTCCGACAGCGTTGGGCCGCGGGCCTTCAGGTCGACGAGGACCCCGTCACCGGCGCGAAAATTCAGCCGTTCCAACTGGACATTCGGAAGTTGTGGACTACCGACGACGCGGACGTCAAGTTCGGTGAGTTCGCGGCCACCGACCTCGTGCCGTATGTGCGCGCGGTGGAGGCTGCCGTCCAGGATCTTGCAGCCATCAGTCGGACACCACCTCACTACCTGATCGGCGCCGTGGTCAACGTCTCCGGCGACGCTCTGAAGGCCGCGGAGACCGGGCTTATCTCGAAGGTTCGAGACCGTCAGCGCACCTTCGGTGAGAGCTGGGAGAACGTCATGCGCCTGGCCTTCAAGGTGCTGGGCGACGAGACGCGCGCGACCGCATACGACGCTGAGACTCTCTGGCGTGACCCGGAGTCCCGCAGCATCTCCGAACTGGCAGACGCTGCAGTGAAGAAGGCTTCGGCCGGCGTTCCGTGGCGTCAGCGCATGGAGGACATGGGCTACACGCCCGCACAGATCGACCGCATGGAGATCGATCGCGCGGCAGACGCACTGAACGCAGCTCCGGCGACCGACCCACAGCCGGCCTCCCTCCAGGCCAAGCGCGACGCGAAGCAGCCGACCACTGATCAGCCTGTGATCGGACGGAGCGCGGATGTCCCTAACGCGGCTTGATCGCCAGTACGGGACGGCAGTCAGCAGCGTGTGGACGAGCGTCCTTGGACGTACCGCCCGCGCCTGGACTGATCTGGGCTCGTACCGCGATCCCGACGTCAAGCGTTTCCAGCGAACTGCGCTCCCCGTGCTGCTCGCTGGGCAGCGTCAGGTGGCGTCGCTGACGGCGACCTACCTGGAGCAGCTCTACCGGGATGTCGACGCTGACGCCGGGCGAATCGGCCTGGACTTCGACAAGGTAACCGGCAAGGCCCTGCGCGACGTTGACCCGGAGGACGTCTACGAGCGTCCCTTCAAGGACGTGTGGTGGGCGCTCTCCAACGGTGAGCCGCTGGACGTGGCTATCGACCGCGGAGCGCATCGCCTGGAGACGCTTGCGAAGACCGATCTTCAGCTAGCCCGGACGCACACCGTGCGCGAGGTCGGCGACGACATGCCGCGCTTTCAGTACACGGTCCGTGAGCTGCAGGGCGAGTACGACTGTGCTCTCTGCATGATCGCGTCCACGCAGCGCTACCGGAAGCGCGACCTGGCGCCAATCCATCCGGGCTGTGACTGCCTCGTGAAGCTCGTGACGGCCGACGAGGATCCGGGCCAGGTCATCGACGAAGAGAAGCTAGAGCGCATCCACGACCTAGTCGAAGAAGCGCTCGGCAAGAGCGACCGCGGAGGACGAGCGGTCGACTACCGAAAGATCATCATCGCCAACGATCACGGCGAGATTGGTCCGGTCCTCGGATATCGCGGACAGCGATTCTCGGGCCCTGACGACATTCACCTTCCGACCTGACGCCCGCCACGGGCTGACGACTCCCGACAGGGGAAACCACCATGCCTGAGCCAGAGACTCCGCCGGCCGTCAACGAGCACGGCTACCCGGACAACACTCCGACTGCGGAGATGACGCCCGAACATCAGGCCGCGTACTGGAAGTTCCAGTCCCGCAAGCACGAGCAGCGCGCCTCACAGGCGCCGGACTCCACGGAGCTGGAGCGCCTGCGCGCGATCGAGACGGAGCTGAACGCCCGCAAGGCCGCGGATCTGACCGACGCTGAGCGGCTCCAGGCAGAAAAGGACGCCGCGGACGCCGCTCGCCTCACCGCCGAACGCGAGCGGGACGAGGCCCGGGCGGACGCGCTTCGGATCACTGTAGCCGCTGAGAAGGGCCTCACGCCCGCGCAGGCCAAGCGCCTCCAGGGCTCCACGAAGGAGGAGCTGGAGACCGACGCAGACGATCTGCTGAAGGACTTCGCACCCTCCGGCTTCGGCACCCCTCCACCCCGCGCAGGCGGCGACCGTGGGGGCGACGTGGGCGGTAGCACCCGCACCACGGCTACCGGCGCGGAGCTGTACCGACAGCGCCACGCCAAGAACTAACCGACCCTCACAGGAGGACCCATGAACCTCGGACTCATCACTGAGTCGTTCAGCCAGGACCGGCGGGACTGGCTCGCCGGCGACCACGGCACCGACATCGCTCTCAGCGTGACGCTCGACGTCACCAAGTTCACCGCTGGCACCCACTACCCGGACGGCTACGTCAAGAGCGGCATTCCGCTCGGCAAGATCACGACCGGCGGCAAGTACGGCCCATACGACGACACCGCCGTTGACGGCCGTCAGACCCTCGTCGGCTTCCTGTTCACGGGCGTGGAGGTCGTGACTCGTCGCGGCGCCACCCTGTCCAGCGCCGTCGGCTCCATGCTCGTTCACTGCGCGGTCAAGGAGTCCAAGCTCCCCGTGGCCGTCGACGCCGCCGGCAAGGTCGATCTGGCCTCCCGCGTCATCTTCGTCTGAGAGAGGTAACAACCAACTATGCAGCTCATTGACGAGTTCGCGACCCCGGCGGAACTGACCGGGTACGCGCGGGCGGCTCTTGCCGACCGCCCGGAGAACGCGCAGACGCTCGACCGCTGGCTCCCCAATCGCACCATCAACGACCTGTCCTACCGCTTCACTCGCGGTGGCGGTGGCCTGACTGAGGCTGCGACCTTCCGCGCCTACGACGCCAGCTCTGACGTCGGCGTCCGGCCCGGTGGCGCGCGCGTGAGCGGCGAACTGCCGCCCATCTCGCGGAAGATCCCCGTCGGGGAGTACGAGCGCATCAAGCGCCGGAACCTGGACACTCAGAACGCTGAGATCCGTGACGCGATGCTGGACGACGGCATCCGGCTGGCTCGCCAGATCGAAGCCCGTATGGAGCTGGCGCGCGGTGAGGCACTCTTCAACGCCGGCGTGAGCCTGAATGAGAACGGCGTTCAGGCCAGTGTCGACTTCGGCCGCAACGCTGCGCACTCGGTGACCATCGCTTCGGGCACCCTGCAGTGGAACGACACCGCCAACTCGAAGCCGTATGACGACTTCCAGGCGTGGCTTGACGTCTACAACGCGACGAACGGCAACCTTCCTGCGTACACCCTGATGTCGCGGACGGTCTACAACTACCTGCGTCGCAACGCGCAGCTCTGCAAGCTGGCGCAGTCGGTCAACCCGCCCACCGTGCTCACCAAGGACGGCCTGTCGAACGTCTTCGGCGACTTCGACATCCCGCCCGTCGTCATCTACGACGCGCAGGTGTCCGTGAACGGTGTCGCGACGCGAGTCACTCCCGTGGACAAGATCCTCTTCCTGCCGGAGTTCGGCGACGCTGTGGGTCAGACCCTGTGGGGCGTCCCTGTGGAGGCTGACGACCCGCGGTACGGCCTGGCTGGCGACGCTGCCGGCGTGGCTGTCGGTGGCTACAAGAGCGAGGACCCACAGACCGTGTGGACCCGCGCGACCGCCATCGCCCTTCCTGTCGTGGCGGCTCCTGACCTGACCTTCGTCGCGGACGTCCTGGCCTGACCAGCGTAAGTCACTCACAGAAGGGCCGACCGTGGCCAAGCTACGTACCTACGTCCACGTGAAGGACGACAAGGGTCAGACCCACGCGTTCGGCCCTGACGACGTCGTGCCCGACTGGGCACAGGTGCTCATCACCAATCCGAAGGCGTGGAGCGAGCCGCCCACCGTGAAGCGACTTACGGAGCCCGCTCCGGCGAAGAAGACCGTCGCCAAGCGCACCCCAGCGCGACGTAAGGCAGGCGGTGGCGATGCTGCTGTTCACGACGGCTGAGCTACGCGCGCTGCTGGGGACTCCAATCTCCGACGAGCGCGCGCAGCTGGCGCATGACCTGACGGAAGACGCGATCCTCGGTGAGGTGGGGGAGCGGGTAACCGAGCCCCCACAGCGCGGGATTCGCGCCGTCGCACTGGCGGTGGCCGCTCGCATTCTGACCAACCCGCAAGGGCTCCGGTCGGAACAGGCGGGCGGCATGCTCCAGTCCTACGCCGACTCGCAGACAGGCGTGATCCTGTCTGACGACGAGCGTCGCCGGCTGAAGCGGGCTGTCGGCATGTCGGCCGGCGCGGGAATGTTGGACATCGCACCGCCGGACGTTCGGATCACTACGTACCCATGGCGGCAGGCATGAGCCTGATCGCAGGACTGATGTCCGCGACGTGGTTCATCGAGCGGCCAGGGGAGCGGGTCCGGGATTCCACCGGCTCCTACGTCCCTGGCCCGCGCGTCCGAACCCGCGTCGACTACTGCGCCGTTATGAGCCCCTACGGCGTGACCGTGGGCTCTTCGTCGGAGACACATGAGGCGAGCGACACCGTGCTGACACGGCGCGTTTTCGCGGCCCCCATTGGCACCGACGTTCGCCCCTCCGACCGCATCGTCAGTGAGGACGGCACGGAAACGTGGGAGGTTATCGGCCGCCCGCTCATCTTCCCGTTGACGTCCCTGGCTCGCGTCGAAGCAACCTTGCAGGAGGTGACTGGCTGATGGCGTACCGCTCGAAGTACACCGGCCGGTACTCCGGCATCGGCGCCATGCTGTCCCGCCCGTGGCTGCAGCCCGCGTGTGTGTCGGCCGCAACGAAGATGATGGCGGAGGCGCAGGCAGTCTCTCCGACGGGTGACCCTGAAGAGGACCGGCACCCGGGCCTGTATCGGGCCTCCTTCGAAGTGCTGCCGATCTACAAGAACGTTCCCTTCCGTGGCAAGCCCCGCCGGCGCGCAAGTGCCCGACTCGTCAACCGCGCTCCGCATGCCTGGCGCGTGGAGCACGGCGACGGACACGTCCCGCGGTACGCCCCGCTGCAGAAGGCGATAGACGCTGCGAAGGCGGGACACAGTGGCGGCTGACATCGAAGCGGTACTAGCCCCGTGGGCAGAGCAGACCTTCGACGTCTTCGGCTGCTCCGAGACTCCCGCGGACCTGGCGGAGCAGCTCCCCGTGATCCGCGTGGAGCGCATCGGTGGGGGAGACGAGCGATTCTCGCTCCATCCTCGCGTCGCAGTCGACGTATTCGCCGCAACGGCTGACGAGGCCCGCACCCTAGCTAACAGCGTGCGAGATGCCCTCGTCTTCCTGAGCGGTCCCGTCAACGGCGCCGTGATTCGGTCCGTCCGCTGTGACTCCGGCCCGTCGCGACAGCCGTGGGCGAACGAATCCGTCCATCGACGTGGCGCCAGCTACACCGTGAGCCTCCGGGCCGCGTAACCCCCAAACCACTGACCCGAATTGCCATCGGCGTTCGGGCATTTCGCATGCCCTGGAGGCATCATGGCGGACACCCGCAATGCCGATCTCACTTTCGGCGCAACTGACTACCTCGTCTACGCGGCGGCCATCAACACGACCATGCCTGTCGCGTTCGCGGACCCGGCGACCCCGTGGGTCAACCTCGGCTGGGTCACCACGGAGGGCGGCCTCTTCAAGATCGAAGAGGAGTCGAAGGACGTGGAGGCGGCTGGCTCCCTGGAGCCTATCCGCACCCTGATGACGAAGTCGGTGAAGTCCGTCCAGGTGACCTTCCTGGAGGGCCTGAACCCTCTCGTCCGCAGCCTGTATGACAACGTCCCTGTGGCGTCGCTGGAGCCGACCACGGAGACCGTGACGTACGCGCTCCCCGACAAGCCGTCGGACCTGCGCTACGCCTTCCTCTTCGACAGCATGGACGGCGACAAGCGTATGCGCCTGTACATGCCGAACGGCAAGGTCACCGAGCGAGGCGACGAGCAGCCGCAGACCTCTGACGTCATGGGCGTTCAGATGACCCTGAAGTTCTACAAGGGTGCCGCGAACAGCGCGGCCGTCCAGCGCTCCATCGACTACGGCGGCGTTGACGTCTCGTCGTTCTTCCCAGCGGGCTGATAGCCCCACCTACCAGCGACGCCCTGTACCGCGCGGGTCCGGGGCGTCGCTCTCTTTTGCACGTCGACCCGCGCAAGCCATTCACTGACATAGGAGACCCGCGCCCATGACTGACATCACCCCCGCTGAGGCACAGGAGAACGAGGCCACCGACGAGTACACGACCGTCCCTCTGGACGGCGTGGACCTGCGGATCAAGCCTGCGAACCACTGGCGTCCGTCGTACCTCCGCGCCCTCCGGGGCGGCGACTACGACACGTGGGCGGCCGGCGTGCTTCACGCGGATGACGTGGACACCTTCATCGAGCTGGACGCGACCTTCGACGCGATCAACGAGTTCACGGCGGCTGCGATGGAGACGACCGGGGAGACCCCGGGAAAGTCTTCTGGACGCTCCACGTCGCGACGGAGCACGCGGAAGCGCTAGAAGGCGATCTAGCCTTCTACTACAGCGGGCTGGACCTCCTGGACATCTACCGGGGACGCCTCTCCCTGCGGAAGCTGCGTGTCTACATCAACCGGCTTCCGCCGGAGTCCGCAACGAAAACCGCTCTCCGGAACGAGGCGGAGGAGACCGGAGCTGTGGCGGCACCCGGCGCGGAGTACCGGCCGGATAAGGCGCCGTGGAGTGGCGTGGAGATCATGCTCGCGATTCTGCGGGATGAGATCCGGCAGAACACGAACGCTGCTATCGCCATTGCCGGCGGTACGCCTCCCGAATTCACGCCCACACCACGTCCGGGAATTCCCCCGAAGTCGGCTGCTCGAAAGGGCCTTACCGACGAGCAGCGCCGCGCCCTTGACCCGCGGCTGAGAAACCAGCCAAAGGAGGCGTAGCGTAATGGCGGACCTGGATATCGTCGGCTCTGTCGGCGTCGACGTCGTACCGCTGACCCCCAATTTCCACAACCGACTGAAGGCCGCTGTCCTTCCGTCCGCGGACCGCATTGGGCGGGACGTGGGCGAGCGCATGGGCGACGCCATCAGTCGCCACCTTGTGATCAGCATCCCCGACGCCGTCAACCGTGGTGGGAACGCAGCGCAGCGCGCCGGCGCCCGCCAGGGTGACGACGTTGGTGGAGCCTTCGCGAACTCCCTTCGGCGGAAGCTGACTGCTGCGTTCAAGGCCATGCCGAAGCTGGATATCCGGCTCGGTGACACAGGCGTTGACGCCGAACTCGCGCGCCTCCGCGCCAAGCTGGAGCAGCTGGCTGGCAAGCGCATCGGCGTGGACGTCGACGCCATGGCCGCTCGCGCTGAGGTGCAGCGCATCGAAGAGGAGCTGAAGAGGCTAGGAGCGCAGCACCCGAACATCGCAGTCCGTGCCGACACTGCCGCCGCTCGGGCTGCTCTCGCGGAGATCCGCGCAGAGATCGACGCTGTGGACGCGAAGGACGTCAATGTCCGTGTAGATATAGACACGGGCCGTGCGCAGGCCGCTCTCATGGGTCTGGCGATCCAGATGGGCATCACAGCCGCTATCCCGCTTGGCCCGGTAATCGCTGCCGGCCTCGGTGCGGTCGTCTCCATGGCGGCAGCTGCCGGCGCAGGCATCGGCGCCATGGCACTCGTAGCTATCCCCGCCGTGTCTGGCGTCGTGAAGGTAGTCCAGGCGCAGAAGGCGGCACAGGACGAGGCCACGAAGTCGACCGACAACGGCGCGAAGGCAGCCGTACAGGCGTCACAGCGTGCGCTTCAGATGGCTGGCGCGCAGGCGACGCTATCGTCTGCCCACCGATCCGCCGCACGCTCCATCGCGCAGGCGAGCCAGCAAGTTGAAACCGCGGAACGTGGAGTCGCTCAGGCGGTCCAGCGTGCCGCTGACCAGCGTCGCCAGGCTGCGGATGCCGTGGCACGTGCGGAGCGATCCCTCTCCGACGCACAGCGCACCGCGCGCCAGGCTGAACAGGATCTGACGCAGGCTCGCGCTGACGCTGCCCGGCAGCTGAAGGCACTCAATGATCAGCTCATTGACGGTGCCCTGGACCAGCGGGAGGCGACTCTCCGCGTCCAACAGGCACAGCTAGATCTGAACGCCACACTGGCCGACCCCATGGCCACGGACCTCCAGAAGGAGGCCGCGCAGCTGGCGTTCGACCAGGCGCAGCAGGCTGCCAAGGAGCAGAAGCAGAGTTACGCGGAGCTGCAGAAGTCCGCGGCTGCGCAGAAGAAGGCGGGCGTAGAAGGCTCCGATGCCGTTAAGACGGCAACGCAGCGCCTGGCCGATGCACAGCGCGACGTCCTGGACCAGACGAAGGCCGTAGCCGATGCACAGAAGGCAGCCGCCCGCGCGCAGGTCGACGCAGCGCAGACCGTGGCCGACGCACAGCGGTCACTTGCCAGCGCCGTGGCGAACGCAGCAGACACTCAGGTGTCCGCCGCGGAGTCCATCGCATCGGCTGAGCGCGGAGTTCAGTCCGCCCGCCTCTCCGGCATCGACACGACGTCGAAGGCCATCAGTAAGACCGACGAGTATCAGAAGGCGCTTGCGAAACTCACGGCGCCACAGCGCGCGCTGTTCGACGCCATCGCCGGCCCGCGCGGGCTGAAGACGGCGTTCGACCAGTGGCAGAAGTCCTTGCAGCCTCAGGTGCTCCCGCTCTTTACGCGCGGAGTCGATTCAGCGAAGGCGTCGTTGCCTGGCCTGACGCCGCTCGTCCTCGGTGCTGCGGCCGGCGTGAAGACGTTGTATGACAAGGCGTCGGCGGAGCTGAAGACGCCGTTCTGGAAGGGCTTCAAGGCCGACCTGAAGGACAGCGTACAGCCAGCCGTTGAAGGCTTCGGCGTGGCGTTCGGCAACGTCATCAAGGGCATTGCCGGTATCATCGACGCATTCTTCCCGCATATGGACGGCATCGCACAGAGGTCGGACCGCATCACCGCGCGATTCGCGAAGTGGGGGACGAGCCTGAAGGGCTCCCCGCAGTTTGAGAAGTTCCTCGCATACGTCAAGGAAACGGCGCCTGGACTCGCAGATTTCATCGGCAGGGTCCTGAGTTCCGCGCTTGACCTGTCGAAGGCAATCGCGCCGCTCTCGCAGACGATGTTCGAGGTTCTTGGCCCGCTCCTGGACGGTATCGCCTGGATCGCGACGAACTGCCCGGAGGCAATTCAAGCCCTCTGGCTGATGTGGGCGGCAACGCGCGCCGTGACCCTGGCAACCGCAGCATTCGGCGTCATCATGGTCGCCTATCGTGCGGGCGTTGTTTTGGCGACGCTGATCACGCAGGGGTGGACGGCGGCAATCGTCGCATCCAATCTCGCCTTCGAGATGAACCCTGTCGTCGCGATCATCACGATCATCATTGCAGCGCTCGTACTGCTGGCAGCCGGAATCATGTACGCATGGAATCACTGGGCATGGTTCCGCACGGCAGTGATTGCCGTCTGGGACGCGATCAAGTTTGCGGCCATGTTCGTGTGGGACAACGTCCTGAAGCCGGTGTTCTCCGCCATCTGGACCGCGATGAAGGCCATCGGCGACGTCGCGATGTGGCTGTGGAACAACGCGCTGAAGCCAGCCTTCAAGTTCATTGGTGAGGCTGCTCAGTTCCTCTTCACGCTAGTAGTGACGCTCTTCCTCCTGCCCGCCTACCTGGCGTTCAAGGCACTCGGCAAGATCGGAGCGTGGCTGTGGGAGAAGGCGATCGGCCCTGCGTTCCGCGCGATCGGCGACGCGGCTAAGTGGCTGTGGGACAAGATCCTCAAGCCTGTCTTCGGATGGATCGGCGACAAGGCTAAGTGGGTCTGGGAGAAGGGCATCAAGCCGGCCTTCGGCGAAGCGAAGAAGGAGTTCGACGCTCTTGGAAAGGTCGCCAAATGGCTTTGGGACAAGGCTATCAAGCCTGTCTTCGGGTGGATCGGCGACAAGGCTAAGTGGCTGTGGGACAAGGCGATCAAGCCGCCGTTTGAGAGAATCAAGCAAGGCGTCGACCTCGTCGCAGAGGCGTTCAAGAAGTCCAAGGACGACATCAAGAAGCACTGGGACAAGCTCCAGGAAATCACAAAGAAGCCGGTCCGCTTCGTCATCGACCACGTCTACAACAACGGCATCGTTCCTCTCTGGAACCAGGTCGCGAAGGTCACCGGAGCCGACAAGCTAAAGCCCATGTCGCTGAAGGGCTTCCACACTGGCGGCATCATGTCCGGGTATTCCCCGGGCCGTGACGATCGCGTCATCGCCGTCGGTGGCGGCGAGGCAGTCATGCGGCCGGAGTGGACGCGCGCAGTTGGCGCGGACCGGATCAACGCGTGGAACGCTGCCGCCCGTTCAGGCGGCATCAGTGGCGTTCACCGTGCGATCTCCAGCGGCATGCCGGCGTTCGCGGACGGCGGCATCGTCGGCTGGATGAAGGACAAGGCAAGCGACGCCGGTAAGTTCCTTGGCGGTGCGTTTGACTACCTGAACCCGGGCAAGATCTTCCAGTCGGCCAAGGGCGTTTTCACTGACGCCATGGCGCCGATCCTGACGAATCCGTGGGCTAAGTCGGTGGCACAGATGCCGCTGACGATGCTGACGGACATGAAGAATGCGGTGACCGGTCTCTTCAGCTTCGGCGGAGGAGGCGCAAACGTTGCTGCGGGCCTCAGTTGGGCGAAGACGCAGGCGGGCAAACCCTATCAGTGGGGCGGCAACGGCAACCCCTCATGGGACTGCTCCGGCCTCATGAGCGCCATCGAATCCGTCATCCGCGGCGAGAAACCGCACCGACGGTGGGCAACGGGTGCGTTCAGCGGTAGCCGTGCCCCGTCGGGCTGGGTCCGCAACCTCAACGCTCCATTCCAGATCGGCGTCACCAACGCAGGCGTCGGCCACACGGCCGGCACGCTCGCGGGCGTCAACGTGGAGTCGCGCGGCGGGGACGGCGTCCTCGTCGGATCCCGTGCTCGTGGCGCGCACAGCGCGATGTTCCGCGACGTCTACGGCTTCAAGCCGTCGATCGGCGGCGGAAGTGGTGGAAGCACTGGAGCGGCTCAGACCGCAGCCCGTCAGATGCTGGGCGAGTTCGGCTGGGGCGACTCCCAGTGGAACCCGCTGAAGAAGCTGTGGCAGGGCGAAAGCGGCTGGCGCTGGAACGCTAAGAATCCGTCGTCCGGCGCTTACGGCATCCCGCAGGCGCTTCCCGCAAACAAGATGGCTGCTGCGGGCGCTGACTGGTCGTCGAACCCCGCCACTCAGATCAAGTGGGGACTCGGCTACATCAAGAACCGTCCCGACTACGGCAGCCCCGCAGCCGCCTACTCGAAGTGGCTGAGCCGCTCGCCTCACTGGTACGACGACGGAGGGTACCTCCCGGAGGGCCTCTCGCTCGTCGCCAACGGCACCGGGAAGCCTGAACCCGTTTTCACCGGATCCCAGTGGGACACCCTGCGCGCGAGCGCGGGACGAGGCGGAGGCACAGCGACGGTTCACGCCGACGTCCGCGTCTACGTCGGGGACCGCGAGATCACCGACATCGTGCGCACGGAAGTGACGGCGCGCGAGGAATCCACGGCTTCGGCCATCAACACAGGAAGGTGGGTCTAGTGCCCGACGAAACGTCCGACCCCGTTCCTGATCAGGGTGGGGAGGCTCCGGTTTACACGGCGCCCCCCATTGCCCGTCCGGCGGTTCCGGATCTCATGCCACGACGTGGCGAGCCCGAAGCGGAAGAGGGTGACCAGTGGGCGTAACTACGAACCTCCTGCCGGCCAACACAAGCAGCATGGAGACCGACGTAACCGGGTGGGTGGCCGACACCAACGCTACGGCCACCCGCTCCACGGCGCGGTTCTACTCCGGCGTGGCCAGTCTCCAGCTGAAGGCCACCGTCACAGGCGCTGTGAGTGCTTACGCAGCGAGCCGAATAGCGGTCACGGCTGGAACGGAGTACGTCGCCTATGCGTACTTCGGGCTGATAACCGCAGCTGCTGGCCGTACCGCAACCGTCACCGTGTCGTACTACTCCGCTGTGACGGGCGGAACCCTTCTGGGATCCTGGACCTCCGCGCCCGGGGCGTTGCCTAACTCCGTGGTGTGGGCCGAACCGCCGCCCATCCTGGTCACTACCGCACCCGCAGGCGCGAAGTACGCGTCGATGCGAGTAACGGTGAACGGCCTTGCCGCCGCTCAGTCCGTGGTCATGGACCTTGCGACGTTCGGACCCGCCGTTACCATCCCCGGCAATCTGCTGCCTTACAACGTGCAGGGGGTGGAGGCAGATACGAGCGGCTGGCAGAGCGTCTGGAATTGCAGCGTCGACCGAATCTCGACACTGAGCTACGAAGGCTGGTGGGCGCTGCGGGCCACCGCGACGGCCGTTGACCTGCTCCGCGTCGGCACCACGGCCTCTGTGCCTGTGGCGGCAGGGGTGGAGCATGTGGCGTACGCGTGGGTCTACCCGCCTGTAACCGGTGAGCTGCACGTTCAGATCCGCTGGTACGACAACGTCGGCACGCAGATCAGCACCTCGTCGCAGACGTGGACAGGACTGGCGGCGTCGACGTGGACCCGATGCGCAGTCATTGACAAGGCGCCCGCTGGCGCAACGTCAGCGCGCGTCGTGCTGGAGGCGGTGGCGACGGCTGCCGGCCAGTCGTGGATTTTCGATCAGGTGAGGCTTTCACCGTCCCCGACGCTCCCGGGAAACCTGCTGGGCTACAACGACCAGTCGTTTGAAGTCTCCGTGGCCAGCTGGAAGATCGTCAGTGGGGCTACTTCACTGATTCGGTCGACGCCGCCGTCCACCTACGAGGGGGTTGCAACTCTTCGATTCGTGGCTGACGGCACCGTCGACGCCATCCTCTCGATGAAGTCCCCGATCCCGGTGGCGCCCCGACAGGCGTACCTGATAGCTCCGTACGTCTACCATCCGGCGGCGGCAGACGGCCCGATAGTTGACATGTTGTTCACGTGGCAGGACGCGTCAGGCGCGACGATCTCAACCACCTATTCGCGCTGGAAGATGGGCGCCCTTGCCGGGTGGTACGCCCCACAAGGCAGCTCCGTGGCGCCGTCGAACGCTGCGACCCTGACGGTCGGACTTCGGTTCATCACGCCTGACGCCGGCGCCGGAATCCACGTCGACAACGTCTTCGTGGGGCCCGGCGGCATCAACGTCCTGGCGGACCCGCTCCCCGGGGGAGTAGGCACCGCTATCACCATGCAGGGGATGACGACCAGTAGCTACACCTACTGGAGTCTCTCGCGCATGGGCGCGGACGGCACGCTAACTCCGGTCCGCGGACCCTCTGGCGACCTGACGCAAACCGTCATCACGGGTGACTCTGCCGTGGCCGAAGACTACGAGGCGCCGCTAGGTGTCCCGGTCCGGTACCTGATGAAGCTGTGGACCGGATCGACGTACATAAATGCGGCATCGGAGCCGATCACCCTGCCCGAACCGGACTACACGTCCGTGTCGATCGTGGACCCGGGACTCCCCGCAAGGAACGCTACGGCCGTCGTCGGCACACTCCCGGACTGGTCACGGGCCGCACGGCAGGGCGTCAACCCCGTCCGGGGCCGTGCTCGACCCATCGTCATCACCGACGTGCGTACCTCACGTACAGGGACGCTGACGCTGGTCACGGAGACACAGGAAGAGTTGGAAAGCATGTGGTGGCTCCTGGAGACAGGGAACACGCTGCTGATCCGGTGGCCGCGCGCGTGGGGTGAGTCCGACGTGTACGTGCAGGTCGGCGACGTGTCGGCTGCACGCCTTGCCGACTACGCCGGCCATCAGGACCGCGCATGGTCCGTTCCGCTGACGGAGGTTGACCGTCCCATCGGCGGAGCGACCGGGAGCGCGAGCCGCACGTGGGATTCGGTGCGCACCGGCAACCCCGACTGGCTAGGCGTCCTGACGTCCGGCGCGACCAACTGGCTTGACGTCTACACCGGAGTGAACGGGGGATAGGAATGCAGACCGTAACACCGCGCTTCCTCCAGACCCTGACGACGTCGCACTCCATCTCGGTGTCCGTCAGGGCTATGTATGACGGCATCGTCACCGTGGCCGACCTTCCTATCTCGGATGGGTCGGTCACGGTGGACCGGGGGAGCAAAGTCCGACGCTCCCTCTCCCTGACGGTGGCCGACCCGAAGCGACTTCCGTGGGGAGCGCTAGACCCTCTCGCGGTCTACGGGCAGAAGCTCATGGTTTCCCGCGGCATTCGATACGCGGGGAACATTTTGGAAATGGTTCCGCTGGGAACGTTCCGCATCAACGAGCCGGCCGGCGACACGATGTTCGGCCCGGTCACGCTCACCGGGCAGTCGTCGGAGTGCTACATCATCGACGACAAATTCATGGTCCCGACGTCGACCCGCGGCTATACAACGTGCGTCGACGCGATCGAGTACCTGATCCGTCAGACCCTGCCCGACGCAGTAATCGTCAACGCAACGACAGGTGCGCGGAATCCAGCGTGCGCTGTTGTCACCTGGAACGCGAATAGCGACCGGTGGGATGCCGTTCAACAGGTGGCATTGGCGATGCAGGCGGAGATTTATGTCGACGCCCTGGACCGTTTCGTCATTGCCGATGTTCCGCAGGTGTTGACCTCTCGCGTTGTCTGGGACATCGCGGAGGGAGAGGGCGGAACGCTGATGTCAGCCGCCCGGCAGATGTCACGGACCGCCGTTTACAACGCCGTTGTGGCGAGCGGCGAGAATACCGCCTCCAACGCCGCCCCGGTCAGCGCTGTTGCCTACGACAACGGGCCGACGAGTCCGACGAGGTGGAGCGGCCCATTCGGTCACGCGCCGAAATTCATCTCCTCCGCCCTGTGGGTTACGCAAGGAGCCTGCCAGGCTGCCGCGGACTTCGCGCTCTTCGACGCCATTGCGCCGAATGTGTCGACGACGATCAGCGCAATTCCCAATGCCGCCCTGGAGGGTGGCGACTGTATCCGCGTGGCCTACGCCGGAAAGAAGGAGCTGTTCATAGTGCAGACCGCTACGACGCCCCTGACGGCGGAGGGATCCGCCTCCCTGACACTGCTGGGCGGCAAGGAGGACACCGCATGACCCAACGTCAGAGGCTCGCAGACGCCGTACAGCGCGCTGCCAGTCGCACCGTGGCGCAGGAGTCCTCCGGGTGGTGTCTGGCCTCTGTGACGGCCGTCTACACGGACGGCACGGTCGACATCAGCACCGCCCGCGGAGCGATTGCGAAGGTACGCCGGCTGAAGGCGTATGCGACCCCCGTCGTCGGCGACACAGTGAAGGTCGACTTCAACCCTGACGGAAATTGGATCGTCGTCGGCGCCCTTGCGTCGTGAGGACTTTGAGGAGCACCACGAATGCCCAAGCCAGATAACTACGGTCAGAACGTTCAGTACCCGGTACTCTCTGACGCGCCCAACCTGGAAACCGCGCTGCAGACGCTGGTAAACGGAGTCGTTCCGCTGACAACGATGCGATTCGCCAACGCCAACGAGCGTTCCGCCGTCCTCACCGGAGCCTATAAGCCCGTTCCGGGGATGATTACCTACCTGATCGCGGAAGACCGGTGGGATAGGCGAGATGGCGACAACGTTTGGCGGGCGTTTTCCCCCGGCGTTTGGAAGCCGTTGACGTATGCGACGGGATACACCGCGAATTCAGGTTCGCCGGCGTATCGAATCATCAACAACGAGGTCCAGCTCCGCGGAACGTTCCGACGGACGGCGGCAAACTCCGACCTGTTGACGAACGATGAAACGAAGTTCGCAACCCTGCCGACGGAGGCGCGCCCCATCGGGGCTTACCGCTATTTCGCGGCGGCCGGCAACTTCGTCAACACGAGTGGCGTCAGCTACTTCTCCGGCCGCATCGGCATTGCTCCGGCGGGCGACATGATCTACATCATGCCGATCAACTCGAAGAGCGAGTGGCTCTCCCTGGACGGCATCCGCTTCAGCATCGACTAGACCCGCGCGCAGCATTCACGCACAGACCACGCCCCGCGTTGCCGGGGCTTTTTTCATGCCCTGGAGGGGATCACCAATGGGTGAAATCTGGATCAAGGAAGCCGCGAGACTGGGGGACGGCAGCATCGGAGGCGCGATGGACTCCCCGTCGGCGCCCGGTCGCGTCGTCTGGCACACCACCGAGAGCGGCCACGGTGACGCGTCCTTCACCAACGTGGGGAAGTACCTGATCTCCATCGGCGCGGAGCCGCACATTCTGTACGACCCGACCACTGACCGCCTCGGGCAGTACGGACCGCTGAACCAGAGCGCGCGTGCGCTCAAGAACGACGGCCTGACGAGGACGAACAGGACGGGGCGCGTCTGCATACAGATCGAGGTCCTGGCCCGCGCGAACACTCCGTTCACCGGCTACTGGAAGCCCGGTCCCAACTTCCGGGCGCTCATGCGCGCGATCCGCTCGTGGGGTGTCCCCGACGCCTGGCCAGGTGGGAGCTGTGCTCCTGGCGCCTCCCGCAACCGCTCCACGTGGGCGGGCAAAGGGGGCCACTACGGTCACTGCCACGTCCCCGGAAACGATCACTGGGACCCGGGCAACATCGACCGCGCGGCCATCTTCAAGGCTGCTTCGGCAGGCACTCCCGCTCCCGCACCGTCCAAGCCTTCGACGCCGGCGAGCACCTACACCGTCAAGAGCGGTGACACTCTCTCGGGCATCGGCGCGAAGACCGACGTCAAGTGGGAGACGATCGCGAGCCTGAACGGCATCAAGGCTCCGTACACCATCACGGTCGGCCAGGTGCTGAAGCTGAAGGCGTCCACCCCGTCGGCGCCTAAGCCTGCGACGAAGCCAACTGTCGACCTCTCCAACCTGATCGCGGCTGCTCGTCGCGACCCTGGCCTGACGCAGGGCGGCACCACTCACGCCGCGGACGTCCGCATCGTCGAAGCAGCCCTGAAGGCGGAAGGCTTGCTCGCATCGGCCTACGCAGGCGACGGGAGCTACGGCTCCACGACCGTCGCGGCCTACAAGGCGTGGCAGAAGAAGTGCGGTTACACCGGCTCCGCGGCTGACGGCGTCCCCGGCATGACGTCGCTGGAGAAGCTCGGCATCAAGCGCGGCTTCAAGGTGAAGGCGTGACATGAGTCCTGAACTTGCCGTCGCCATCGTCGGCGCCCTTGGCGTCGTTATGGCGGCTCTCGTGACGGCCGTCGTCCCTCTCGTCCGCCGCGCCACCCATGGTGCTGTGGCGGCGGAGGGGACGGCCACCCGGGACGCGATGGATGCCCACATCGTGGCCCTGAACACGCGCATTGACGACGTACGCAGCGACGTGAACGGCGTGCGCGACGACGTCGACGACGTGCGCGAAGGCATTACGCGCGTCCGCGAGTGGCAGGCCGGCCACGACGCGGAACACATGATCATTGGACGACCCCGCACCGGAGGTGACGGCGCATGACCATGCCCGCAGGAATCGCTACAGTCACGCTGACCGGTCGCTACATCCACCCTGACGGAGCCGCCCTGACGGGCAGCATCACCATTGCAGCACCTTCGCTCATCACCCTGTCGGGCGCGGACACCATCACTGCCGGAGCCGTTACCGCCACCCTGAACGCGCAAGGCGCCTTCTCCGTAACGCTCGTGGCGACGGACAACGCGGCCATGCAGCCCACCGGGTGGGCCTACGACGTCACGGAGACGCTGAGCGGATTCCCTCCGCGGACTTATTCCATCGTCCTCCCGCAGGCAGTTCCCGCCGTGGACCTGGCGGACATCGCCCCCGCCAACCCCGCGGACGGTGACTACGTCCTCGTGGTCGGTCCGACGGGCCCGTCCGGGCGGACGATCCTGAACGGCACCGTCGCGCCAGCGGCGGGCGTAGGCGCCAACGGTGACTTCTACATCGACACCGTGGCCTGGAAGATCTACGGTCCGAAGGCGTCCGGCGCCTGGCCTGCCGGCTACTCGATCGGTGGCGGCGGAGGAGGCGTCATTGCCTCCGTCAACGGCAAGACGGGAACGGTCGTCCTTACCGCAGCCGACGTCAATGCTGACGCTTCTGGCGCAGCGTCGGCCGCACAGACCGCAGCCGTTGCCAGCGCTGCGACGTACACCGACAGCGCCGTTGCGACGGAGGCGAGCGCACGTGACGCCGCCGTTGTGTCGGAGGCGACCGCACGGATCAACGCGCTGGCGGCAGAAGTGACGCGCGCGGATGCTGCCTATGTCGGCACTGGTGACAGCCGGCTGACCGACGACCGCAACCCGACTTATCACGCCTCGTCGCACGCGGCTGGCGGCGTTGACCCTGTCTCTCCCGCGTCCATCGGAGCGGCGGCAGCGACGGACCTGACGACACTGGCGGGCAGGGTGACGGCCAATGAAGGCACGCTCGCGGCTCGCGCCCGCTACGCCATCCGGCGTGGAGGCATCGCGGACCCGGGAATGACCGACCTTCTGTACTCCGGCTCCGCCCCGACGATCAGCACCACGCAGACGACTACGAGCACGATCGCGAGCGCCGTGAAGTACGCGCCTCCGCTGGTCACGCTGGCAGGTACCGACGTCCGCGGGGATTTCCTGTGGTGCGGAGCGGCTGACTTCGCTATCGGCACCATCGCGCCGGATACGTCCTACGCACTGCCGACGTCGAAGACACCGCACCTGTACAGCTCGGGGCAGAGCGCGTGGGCGCTGGAGTTCACCACGGACGCCGACGCCTTCGAGATGCGTTTCAAGTACATCGCTGCGACGTCCATGTACAAGCTGAGCATCGACGGGAGGCCGGTGACGGCCACTCCCGTCAGCCTTGGCGGTACGACCATCGGCTCCGGGCACATGTTGAAGGTCGCTTTCGGGTCGTCGGCAATGCGCCGGATCCGCCTGGACCTCTTCACCGTCCCCTTCGGCGGCATCTACATCGGCCCCACGTTCACGCTGTTCCGCCCTGTGACGGTCCGTGGACGCCTCATGGTGCTGGGCGACTCCATCACCGACGGAAGCGCGCAGAACTCTGGCCAGGGCGTCGGAACGTGGCTCTACCGGGCGGCTCGCATGCTCGGTGTGACTGACGTCTGGGACCAGGCACGGGGCGGCACCGGGTACATAACGCCGGGATCGTTCCAGGTCTTCGGCGACCGGCTGACGTCGGACATCGTGGCGTATGCGCCGGACGTCCTGATCATCAAGGGTGGATACAACGACAACGGCGGCTCTCAGTCGGCCATCGGGGCGGCAGCCGCGAGCCTGTACGCCGCAGCACAGGCGGCGCTCCCGAACACGCAGATCATCGTAGTCGGGCCATGGGTGCCTACAGCGACGCCCGCGGGATCGCTCGTGACGACGGACAGCACCCTTGCGGCTGCCGCACTGGCTGCAGGTCTGCCGTTCGTCTCCTTCGTCACCGGCAACACCCTGAGCGGCACCGGTGTCGTTGTGAGCACTCAGACGCCACTTGTGACGTCGGGCAACGTGGCCACGGTAGTGGGCGCCGACAATGTCCACCCCACGGACGCCGGCCACGCGCTGCTAGGTCGATGGATGGTGCGCGCACTGGCACCGATCCTGCCGCTCTAACGTAAAAGATCTACGAAGTCCCGCATCACATTTTCGCTCCAGCGCCCCATTACCCAATCGACATAGTCGAGTAGGGGAGAGGACGCCATGGGGAACATCGGCATCATCGGACGGGCTCGCGTCGGCAAGGACACCGCCGGCGCGTGGCTCGTCGACAACCGCGGATACCGACGGATCGGGTTCGCTGACGCGCTGAAGGATGCGGCGCTGACGCTGGATCCGATCGTCGGCTACAGGCAAGACGAGGTCTGGGACATCGTCTACGGCGAGTGGGAGCTGGTACGCACAGACACGGACCAGGTGCGCCTGTCCGCGGCCGTCGCTGACATCGGCTGGGAGCGCGCCAAGGACGAGTACCCCGAAGTCCGCCGCACCCTCCAGGAACTGGGCATGGCCATTCGCGCCATCGACTCCGAGTTCTGGCTCCGCGCAGCCCTGGCGAAGGTGACGGAGACGAACGAGGCCGGCGTAGCTGCGGTCATCACTGACGTCCGCTTCCCCAACGAGGCGGACCGCCTCCGTCGCGCTGGCTTCCACCTCGTCTACATCGACCGCCCCGGAGTGCCGCAGCTGGACCACGCGTCGGAAGGCGCCCTGACGGCGGAGGATGCGGACTACATCGTCAGGAACACCAGTGACCTGACGACCTTCGTCGGGAAGGTGGAAGTGGTCGCCAACCGCATCACCGACATCGAGTCCCGTCGGCACTACGCACGGGCGCTCTCCTAATGGAGTGGGCCGATTGCGGTTGCTGCTGGCCACAGAAGCCAAAGGTCCGGAAGGCCGCTGACTGGCTGATCCTTGGCAGCCCCGGAGAGCCTGACGAGCCTGTGACGCCGTTCTGGTACGTCGAGATCGGCGGATGGCCGCAGGGTCATTTCGACAGCTGGGACAGCGCACTTCGCGCGGCAGGCCGGTACCTGCGTGACGAGGACTATGCGTGGCGCCTGGACCCCGACGTCACGTGACCATCAACCGAAAGGCATTTATGCGAAAGATCCTGGACTACCTGAACACCCTCACACTCCGCGCCTACGTGGCGCTGCAGGTCTTCGCCCACACCGAGCCCGTGCGGCTCCGGGCGGCGCTCCTGTCGGCCGTCGCGTTCGCCTCGTTCACCATCCCCGCCCTGGCGGACGCCGACGTCGCACAGTCCGTCGCCAGTATCGCAACCGTGGCCCTCCCGATTCTCGTCGGCGAGAGCACACGCTCGAAGGTGTCGCCGACCGCCAAGTGAACGGCGCCGTACCTTAAGCGCACCTTAGCTTTAGGCAAAACTTTGCCTCGCAGACAAGGCCCCGTACCCGCCGTAACAGGCAGGTGCGGGGCCTTTTGCGTTTCTGGGGCTGCGTGAAGCGACTCACGGAGCCATACAACTATCATTGTGTTGCGCGACATATGCAAGGTACATTCGCCGACATGTCGACCTCACCCGGACCACTACTACAGGCCCTGGACGGCCTGTGGGACCGCCTTCGATCACACACCCCGGAGCTGCCTCCTGCGCGCATAGCGATCTCTCCGCTACCCCCATCACCTAAACACGGCTGGGAGCGGTGGGAGCGGGAAGGCGGGGTCGTGACGGGCCTCGTCGTCAGTGCTGAAACCCTGACGGCCGGCGCGGATGCCACCTTGGAGTACGTCCTCCACGAGGCCGCGCACGTGCTCTGCTGGACCCGCGAAGTCACGGAAACCGCGACCTACGGCGTCTACCACAACGCTGTGTACCTGGAGGCTGCGGGGGAAGTGGGGCTGATCTGGCCTCCCGCCCAATCTCGCGACGCTAGGAAGGGCTACGCGTCGCCAGTGCTCACGGGGGCGTCGAAGGTCCGATACGCCGACGACGTGGACGCGCTGGAGGCGGCCATCCCGCTCATCCTGCCGCACCTGACCGTCCCCGAAGCCCCGACGAGGAAGCGGCCGGCAAACCGGCTTTACCTCCAGTGCCAGTGTGCCGAGCCACGCCGGATCCAGATCTCCCCGACCGTGGCAGCGAAAGGGCCTGTGATCTGTGGGGTATGTGAGAAGCCGTTCACGGAGCAGTGACCGTGGTGAGGTATCCTCTCGCCCATGTCAGTGCCTTACGGTAGGCTGACGGCGCCCGTAGCTTTGTGTCGCTGAGAGGTCATGATGAGTTCCAGAGAGCTAGCCCACCCCGGCAAGGCGGGCACCCCTGTATCCG